GACGAAGGTCATTTAAAGGTAAAGGAATATTTAAATTTTAAAAGAAATCTTCCAATCTCTGAAGTTAACAAGCCGAAACTCTTCTTCCACAAAGAACGGGTGCCACGGACGATTCACTCAGTCAGGAACTACCAATACGAAGAGTGGATTGGAAAAATCGCAGGAGAGCGTGACCCAAAGGAGAAACCGAAGGATAGAGAAACTCACGGCGCTGATGTCACTAGATACCTCTGCATGACCAATCCACGCTACGAGTTTTTAAGATACAGGAATGATTATGAGCTTGAAGCATCTCCTTACTAACTTATTTAAAGGGAAAGAGAAGGAAGAGAAGGAAGAATTTGAGCCTTCTCCGGAAGTTGAGGTTGAAAAAGTTGAGAAAAAACTATCATTCGGCAATCAAGGAGTAGGCAGTACTTGGAAATGTTCCGAACAAGACAAACAATTAATTGTTGCTTGGTATGCCGCTGGCTTTACACAACATGAGATTGTTGAGAAGGCTAAAGAAGAGTTAAGTCTTGATATTTCAGCTCATCAAATCCGTAACTATTATACAGCGGATAAGTGGAAGCCTGTTATTAAGAAGATTCGTGAGTCCACCATGAATGATATTGCAGCGGTGGCCGGAAGTCACAAACGTGTTCGTTTAGAACGCCATGAGAGAATATATGATAAGGCGATAAAGAGGGGGAAACTGAAGGACGCTATTGTCGCCACTGTCGAGCAACGCAAAGAAATGGAAGGTGATGGCAGTATGAACGTCTCGTTCAATCAGTTTAACGTTATGAACGATGATGAGCTAGAAATCCGAAAGAAAGAGACTTTGGATAAAATTAAGTTAATATCCGAATACAAAGGAGGAAACAATGAATCAACCGTTAAGACAATCACAGTTGGGGCTGAAGGAATCGAAAAGACCTGAGGGTAATGACAACGCCGGATTTAAGGGAAGTAAGTCTAATCCCCCGTCTCCCTATAAGAAGTCAGACTGGCAGGGAACCACTAAAGGCGAAACCAAACACACTTACAAAAGGGGTTAATCATGAATAAAACTGGTTGGGGTGCGGCAAGAGACGGAAAAGTTCATTCAGAGGCTCAAGATTCCTACGGACAATATAAGGAGAGTAATGTGAAATCCTCTAAGGATTTAAATGGTGAATACGAGAAATATCAGGGAAATCGTCAGGGAACCAAGGGTAAATAGTGGCGGCAGTAGACATAAGATTAGAGAAGATGAATGGGGCACCTCCTGACGGCTCTTTCTTAAACACTTCTTTGCCTGTAGAAGACACAGATGGACTTTTACAAAGTGGTAGTGAATCTATGGACATGGGAATCCAGATACCAGTGGATGAGGCAACTCAGAAGCTCTTGGTTGAGATTGTCCTAGATGACTTTAACAAGGCGAAGGGTGACCGGCTTCGCAAAGATTATGGCACCACCTCCAAGGGTGAGTCTCTCCGCTTTGACAAATGGTTTAAGGATATCAAGGATTTGTACAATGCGAAGCGAATTCCAAAGACAATTCCATGGCGCTTTTGTTCAAATAGGTCAATGAGAATAGCGGCGTCCATCCTTGACATGATTCACTCCCGTCTATTTCCTGCGGTGTGGAATGAAGACTTAGCTCGTTGGCGTCCTGGCAAAGCGGTAGACGCTCCTAAAGCTCGCCGTATCGAACTCTTCATGAACTGGTGGATTCGTGTCTGGGCTCCCATGCGCAGTTTCTACGATAAGTGGGTAAAGTATGTGTCAGGAATAGGAGATGCATTGACTGAATCTTCCTGGGAGATTGACGAGATTGGACAAGGCAAGATTTCTCGTAGAGTAATTCAAAAGGATAACGTTTACACCATGCAGGGTGCCCGAGACATTCAGAAAGACCCCGTAGTAATTCATGAGAAACTTCTATACCGCCAGCTTGAAGCCTCGGAGCAAGATGGCGCCGCCATCAACGTAATTACCGAGCTTGCCAAGATGGTTTATGTTCCATCGGTGGGCACAGATAAAGTAGAGTTCAAAGAGGTTAAACTTCGCAATCAAGAGGTAGAAGTAGTTCGTTGGTACGGCCACTTCGACTACAATAATGACGGCGTCCCTGAGAACATCCGCATCCTTGTATCCCCAGAGCATAAGCTCTATCTCGGTGGAATTGACATGGTGAATGTCACTTACTCTGGGCGTCGTCCACTTGTGTTTACCAAATATGACAATTATATCGAGCGGTTGGATGACCTAGACGGTGAGGGAATCTTATTTAAGGTGAAGGAACTGGCTGAAGAGGTTGACGCAATCTTTAACCAGATGAGTGACTCCCATACCTTAGCGGTATTGCGTCCATTTTTCTATGACCCATCGGGAGATGTGGATGCCCCGGCCATTATCTTAGGGCCTAATAAAGGAATCCCAATCACCGACCCTAACAAGAATATTCTATTCCCTCAGATTGAAATCCCAACAGAAAGGCTCATCAATGCTATACGACTTGTGCTTGAGTTCATCGAGCGTCTTACCGCTGCGTCCGAGTACATCATGGGTCGAGAATCGGGAACTGTTGGCGGAAGCGGAACGGCTACTAGAACTAATGCCATTGTTCAATCTGCGGAGATCAGATTCACATTACCATCGGAGAGATTACGTCAAGGAGCAGCTGATATTTTAACCACCGAGCTTGACATCATTCAGCTCAACATTCCTGATGGATTTGAACAGCAGGTACTTGGTCAAGATGGTGAGCCAATATTTAAAGCGGGAGAATTATCTGAACAAGGTCTAATGGGTAAGTTTACAGCTTATTTATTGGCTGACCCAAGCATGGGAAGTAAGCAGACAGAGCGGGAATTGATGTCTATGGTCTACTCAATCCTCATGCAGAACATTCTAGTTGGCACTGACCCCTCCAAGATTTATCAAGTAACCTACGATTATCTTAAATCCTATGGAATGGAAGACCAAGCCAAGAGGTATTTAGGCCCAGCTCCAAGCATGGATGATATTGACACTCCTGAAGATGAAAATACTTTGATGGTTCAGGGTGACTTTGCAAGAGTGAAAGCCACCATTGCCGAGAATCATATCGAGCACATCATGAAGCACACAGAGCTTATGCAATCACCATCACTGATTGCCATGCAGAAGACTGCCCCTGCTTTAGTGCAACAGATAATAACCTATAATCAGCAACACATCCAAGAACACATGATGCTCATGTCTCAGATGATGGGGCTCATGAGCAAAGCAGGAAAAGGCGGAGGACTTCCGCAAGGAGGACAAAATGGGCAAGGAGATTCTGTCGGCGGAGCAAGTCAGGGAAATCAGAATGGTGCTTCAGGGGGAGGTATGGAAAATAGCGAGGGCCCGCTTGGAGTGGCTCTCAACCAGAAAAGAAAGGGAGAAAGCGGAAAGTCTCCGTCTGCATGATTACGACATAGCAAACCGTCTACAAGGTATCGTGGATGGAATTGATTACGCAATAGATACCATTGAATCTCTAGCCAATGTGGAAAAGCTGGAAGAAGAAGGACCCTTATATTAAGGAGATAACATGCCAGAAGGAATAAAAATCGAGGTTCAAGAGACCCTAGGAAGTAAGGTCGAGGAAACTCAGAAGCCTGAGGTTAAACCTGAGGTTAAGAAAGAAGAACCAAAATATGTAAGGTTGGAAGACTTGGAGAAGATTAACCAATCTATCAACAACACCAGAGAATACAACAATCGTAGATTGGATGAAATTAACAAGAAGCTTGAAAGTCTTGTTCCTAAGACTGTTGAGCCAAAACCAGATGATTTGGATGAGCTGGTACAGAAAGACTGGAAAGCTGGTGTTAGCCGAGTGGTGGAAGATGTCTTAGCTCGCAACCATCAGAAAGTTGCGGTGCAGACTGAGGAAGAAAGAACTAAGAATATCTTGGAAGATTCAAAACGTAAGGTCATGGAGAAGCATACTGAGCTTAATGACCCCGATTCTGAGAAGACTAAACTGTTCCTAAAGGTGCTTGATGAGAATCCAGATTATAAGGACAATCCTCGTGGGCCACTCTTGGCCGCCTACGAAATGGAGAATCGCCTAAACTCTCATGGTAATATTGAATCAGGAGACAAAAAGGTGAATAAAGAGACCCGTGCCAGAGCAAGTAGTATTCCTTCAGGAACATCTCCTGGAAATAAGGGGGGTTATACTCTAACCCGACAGGACATAGATTTCTGCCGTCTAAACAACATCAACCCTGAAAACTACAAACGCTACAAAGGTCAATCGGAGGCACGAGTCTAATGGACAATCCATTTAAGAAAGAGAAGGAAACTAGAAATGGGGAACAAGTACAAGGTAAGATTAAAGATGAGGTGATGATAGAAAAGTCATCCTCCAATAACGATAAGCCAATTGTTATTACTACTGAGATTGACGCCTACATCTCTGAAATTATGCGAGGAGGCCCTCAAGACCGTGAGGAAATCTCCATTCGTGATTATACCTCGGTACCAGGCAAGCATCGTCTTTCACTTCCTGATGAAATAGAAAAAAAGTATGGAAAGAAATACGCTTTTCGCTGGGTAAATAAGAAAAAGGACTGGATTGACCGTGCCATCAGCATCAGACGATGGGTCATCGTCAACCGTGTCCTCTTCTCCGACATGCCCAAGCATTTATTCACCGCCAACGGCACCATCGAAAACGGTGACACCATCCTCTGCTTCATGCCCATGGAAGCGGCAGAGAGACTTAGACGTGAGCCACAGGAGCTATCTCGTGCTCGTGTCAAAGAACTACCCATGGAACAGTGGAAGAATAAGGGAGAAGACTCGCCTTATTACAAGCCAACTCTCGGCCAAGAGGAAAGAGACGGCGAAGTGTTGACGGCTGGCGTTCAGCCTGATGTTCAAACAATTCAAGAATAAAGGAGTAATTTATGGCTAACGATCAAGGTAGAAATTATGGGGCATCTCCCATAACTCAACCAGACTCACCGCCTAAGCTACTTTATTATCGAGTTGAAACCGCATCCACCATTCAATACTTTCGTGGGCAGTTCGCTGTCATAAATTCAAACGGAAGGATTGAAACTGTAATTGCTGGTAATTCCGACGGCAGAGTTTCATGTGGTGTGATTTGGGATTTTCTCGATTTAAATTTAGCTGGGTTGCCGTCTGGAATGACAAGTCTGACACAAGGGGGTTTTCTCCCTGTAAGCACAGATGCATTTGCTGGTGTCATTTATGACCCCATGCAACTCTACATCATGGAAGAGGGAACCGCTGGAACAGCAATCGCCATCGATTCACTAGGACTGGGTGTTTCGTTTACTTACACCGCAACCACTGGTAATACTTCTACTGGATTTGCAAACTCCATTATTAGTACGTCGGCGGCAGGTGTTACCACTCAGAACCTCTTGCAGTTAATGAATATTTACAATATCACCAACCAAGATGGGACTACGAATGCACCAGGTGATTCTTGCAAATGGATTGTAAGAATTATGCGTCATCAATTTAATGGGGTTTGCTTAGGACTTCCGCAAGCCTTAACGGTATAAAGGAGAACATTCTATGAATCGCTCTGATTTTAATAAGAGTGTGGTTCCTGGCTTGTTCGACTTTATGTCCACAAGCTATAAACCTCGCTCAGAGGAAAAAGTAAGTTATGAACTCCTAACAGGCGGAGCACCACGTGAATCACGTCGTGCCTACGAAGAAAACGCCTATTGGGGTGCGTTAGGGCTTCTCCCTGCAAAACCTGAGGGTCAAGCCATCGCCTATGATAATCCAGTACAAGGGCCAACAAAGCGTTGGACTCACAAGACCTATGGTCTTGGTACCAGGATTACCGAGGAGTTAATTGAAGATTGTCTCTACCCTGATATTCCAACTGAGATGAAACAGTTAACCTCAGAGCTTGGAAAATCAGCCAGAGAGACCATCGAAATCCTGATATGGGATTTGGTTAACAACGGGACGGTTACCACCAATCATACAGACGGTTTAGCAGCGGCTGTTTTTTCTACAGGCAAGGCATTGCTTCGTGGGGGAACGTGGTCAAATCTGTTAAGCCCGGCGTCTGATTTATCAGCCACGGCATTACAGACATCTCTCGATACCTTCGAGAATACACGTGATGACTCTGGTAAGATTCAGGTGATTAAAGCCTCGAAGATATTTTGCAATCCTGCCAACGCATGGAAAGCGAAAGAGCTTCTGAACTCGGCGTATGACCCTGAGAGTGGTAACAACGCCGTCAATGCCATCAAAGAAAGAAATCTCCGTCTTATCTCGTCAGCGTTCTTTACTGACACGGACGGCTTCCTTCTTTGGGCAGAACCTGCAAATGAAGGATGCGGTTTCATTGCTTATATGAGACGGCCGGTTACGTTTGCACAGGATGGGGATTTTAACACTGGAGACGCTCTTTTCAAGGGTACATTTAGATTCAGTGCCGAGGTTAATAAAGCAAATAATGTCTTTTTTTCAGCAGGTGCTTGATTAAGTAAACGGCGAATCGTCGTAATATTAGACTAGGTAGGTGGGGAGAAATCCTCATCTACCTATGCCAAACAAAGGAGAATTAAATGGGCCCACAGAGATATCCATACGGAAGTGCATTAGGATTTCAGAATCAATTTAGTTTTACAGTAGGGCCATCACTTAGTGGCACAGCTGGACTTATCAGCGGAAGCACCGCTCCGAATGTAACGCTTGGAGGTTTATTCTATTTAAACAATACAGGAACACTTGTCATTCAGAACCTTCTACTTGATGATACGGCAAACCGTATAGCTACTTATGAAGGAAAAATAGTTAAGCTATTCATTCTTGATACAGGAAGCACAGTGTTCTCCAACGGCGGGGCATTGTTTATGGCTGGAACTGACAATTTATTCGGCCAGAACAACTCCATTGACTTTATGTTCTCTCGTGGAAATTGGTATGAGACAGGCAGAAGTCTTATCACGAGAAATGAAGTTGTTACCTATGCCTCTAATGTTGGTTCTTCGGTCAACGTTGACGGTGTGCGTGTCATCAAGGTTAACAACACGGGAGCAACAACCACTTCACTCTTCTCATTTAGCGGAGGTCAAGTAGGTCAAGAAGTTAATCTGATGTTGGTGGGAAGCAATGCCTCACGAGTTTTGGAAGGCGGCAATATCTTCATCGGACTGACAAATGCCATGCTTATCAGTGCGTCCGGTGTTTATAAGTTTATGAAGTTTGATACGGCAGGCTGGCGTGCTTTGGCAATTAGCTCCGGTGCCTCTATCTAAGGTGTCATGTCTGAACGTAGCGTCCGTAAGGGCGATAGATTCAGATGGTGGAATTCTGATAGGAGCGGGTTTCAGTTTGGCTTTCAACCACTGACATCCGCTCCCAATGACTATTCTCGTGAGTCAGGGCGCCCAGTTCATGACAAAGGAATTCAAGTAGCTCCCGATGAATTTGACCAACCGCCTCCATCTACCAAGCCTCTAGGCGGGGAAGGTGAAATAGGAAGTGGTGCTAGAGATGATTCTTCTCCTGCCACTCCTTCCAATGTTTATGTAGTAACTCCTGAGGCAATCACTCCTGTTCAATATTTAGTAGCCGGCAGTCAAATTAACTGGAACGCTGATAATGTACCAATCTTTATCTCAGGCTCACTAACCACTGTAATTCTCTCATCTGACCCACAGGTTGTTGCTGGAACCACCAATCAACAAATTACCCTGATGTGTGTTGGCTCTACAGTTACTGTAATCAGTGGCAATGGAATCGCTCTTCGCACTTCCAGTTACGCTATGTCGTCAGGAAGTCTATTAAATTTATTCTATGGAACAGGTTGGACGGAAACATCAAGGGGGAACTTATATGGAGATTTGGGCAGTTTATAAGGAGATTTTATGAACAGAATAGTAGGGAATGTACTAATTATTGATTCGGCTATGGGAAATAATTTTGTGTTAGACAGCGCTGGCATATTATCCAGCGATGGAGTTAAATTTATGGTTAACGCCATTGCCGTCTATCAAATAGATACAACTGGTTCTATCCAGCTTACGGCTTTAAATACAGCCAGTGAAGTTTTATTTAAATATAACTGGGTTGGATTAACTGCTGATTCTATGGGAAAAGTTTTGGCTCACAATCCAAGTTGGTTTTCGTTTGGTCAGCCGCAGCCAATGGAAGATATTAAATGCCCGACGGTAACAGCCGGGACAGCATACTTATATTTTGTGTAGGAGACTAAAATTACAATCTACCAATTTAGATCAACGGTAACCACAGCCTCTGGCTCTACTAGCACTGAAAGTCTTAACGTGCGGGGGGGAATCTGCCGTCAGATAAGAATAGTTGCCAACACTTCATCTACTGTGTTTCTTGCCAATATTCAGGATTCAAGCAATGTAAAGGTCATTGATTATGGCCAGCAAACAGGTGAGTTAAACGACATTACGGCTATACCAATGGCAGGACGCTATACAATTAGGATTACTAATGCCAGTCCAGATGACACTTTTACCTGCTACTTTGGCGTGGAGGAATAATGGGATTTATTGATCTGTGGAAAAAAGGAAAGAATTATGATGAAAAGGAAGCTATTTGGATGGATGGATTTTCTTCTGGGATGAATAAAGCATGGGACTTAATGCTTCCGACAATGTTAGATAATATTGACAAGATGAAATCAAAGATTCGTGAGGACGCAACGTTGGAAGCTATTAACCGATTAAATGGAGGGAAGCGTGCTTCAGTCTCCAAGTAGCGGACTTCCAGTATATCTTCAAGCTAACACCGTAGCAGGTGGTGCCGCTACAACGATTACAAACTCTGGCG